GCAACTTTAGTTGCGAATTCCCTTGCAATCTTATCATAGGAGGTACGATAGTATCGCCTAGGATGAGATACACGTTTAGTCGTCATGAGCAGCTCCTGGAATATCTGGCATCGGTCGATTTCCTTCAGGAACTCACCGATACTGACCCATCCTCCAACCTCCGCAATATGAATTGTCGAGAGATTGGTTCCGGATGAGTCCTTTTGAAACATGGCAAGAATCTCTTGCCATGATTTCAAATCATGGAGCTTAGGATAGCTTGTTAGCTGTAACCTAAGTTTCATTAGATATTCCCTCTGAGCGGGCATACCTCTGCAGCTATAGCTGCTAGAGAGTGAGCCTAGCTTGGCGAGAGCCTCTTTGCAATCGACGCCAGAATACATGAGCCCGAAGAGTTTCTGACTAAAGTCAGGTAGCTTCGGTAAGTAGTCCTTGTACTCCAGATACTTCTGGGACAAGCCACAACCGCCAAGCTCCTTAGGGAGTCTGGCCTGGAAGTGGTAAGATGGATATTTGAAACGGCTAGGCAGGAATGGGGCCATGCGTAGGCAGAATAGCTCTACGCATGACGAAGCCCAGCCTCTCGGTAGTCCACTAATGTGGGGTTCCGGGAAATAGGCAAGCGACTCGTACAAAGTGCGAGCTTTGCCCATAGCTGGGTTGCAATCCTCTTTAGAGGCAATTGCCAACATTCCTCGTTCTAACAGTCGGACCTTGATTGAATCCACGAAGGGTGTATCCAACGGATGTTGGTTATACGTTTTGAGACTGATCTTCCGATCAGGATCAAAACAATTCTTTACAAGGATGAGTTTCTCAGCGTATCTTACTAGATACTGCGAACATCCATGCTTATCATCACTCAGCAGAGACGATGATAAGTCATGATTTCGCGATATCGCCAAAAGATAATCTTTTGGACCTATCGCAAAGTGGTCATCACCACCGATATGGACATAATGCCATGGCCTATAGGGATAGGGCTTCAGCCCCTTAAAGATTAGACTTTGCTCATCCCATTCATGTATGAATTCAAGATAAGCAATCATCTCCATACAGGCTCCATAAGCCTGTAATATGGGTTTAGCTATAGCTTCACCCATCATGATGCCCCTACACGATAGTATAGGGTCACCTTTGGAGAAATGGACGATTCGCGGCCCGATAAGGTCTCGAATCATCCGTAAATAGGGACCGGTCATTCCAAAAGGAGTGAGCCGAGCCCCTTCGATCAAGCCGTCGTAAATACTTTTACAGACGTCGTGATCCAGGGC